AAGCAAAATATTAACATTCTTAAAGACAGCAAAAACTCTTTTAGGTGCTGTGAATTTGAAAGTGCTTGCTATAATAGCGGTCATAGTTATTCTTGCGTTGATAATTGAAGACTTTATAAATTTTATGCAGGGAAACGATAGCGTAATAGGCACCCTGTTTGACAAGGCAGGAATCGGGGCTGACAATGCGAGAGAAACCATATTGAAAGCATGGAACACCATAAAGAATTTTCTGCTGAATGTGTGGGATTTCATAAAACAGGCAGCCGGGATGTACGTTGATACTGTAAAAGGCTTCTTTGAAAAGCATTCTGAATCTATCAGAGCAAACTTTGAAAGAGCGTGGGGAATCATAAAAACATTCCTGAATGGAGTATGGACTTTTATTTCGCAGTTAGCCGCCACATTGTTTGGTGAGACAGAGGACAGCATTGACGGATCATCAACGAGTACCAAAGATAAACTGCTTGCGGTATGGCAAGCTATATTAGATGCACTTTCAGCGGTATGGGATGCCCTATATGAAGTTGGAAGTGCTATTTTTAATGCCATAGCAACTGTGATAGAAACTGTGTTCAACTGGATACAGGCATTTTGGAACTCTTGGGGCTCTACCATTCTTGCATGGTTCAAAACCTTGTGGGATTCGATTGGTGGTATTCTCAACGGATTTTTGGATATTATCAAAGGTGTTGCAAACTTCATTTCGTCGGTATTCACAGGCGATTGGGAAGGAGCATGGAATGCGATAAAAGACATCTTCTCTGGGATATGGGATGTTATTGTTAATATCGTGACTGCGGTATGGGAGAAAATCAAAATGCTGTTTCAGATGGCTTTGGCTGCAATAAAGGCAGTATGGGAGGCTATTTGGAATGGAATTAAATCCTTTTTTGAAGGGATTTGGAATGGAATTGTATCTTTCATATCTGGAATATGGAGCACTATTACGGGCGTGGTTTCGACAGCGGTTAATACCGTATATAGCACAGTTACATCTATTTTCAATGCCATCAAATCTACTGTGACAAGCATTGTAACTGGAATTAAGGACGCAGTGACAACAACCTTTACCAATATTGTAACCGGCATTTCAACAACTGTCGGTAAGATAAAAGATACTGTTGTGAATGGTTTTACAGCTGCTATTGACTGGATAAAAGGTCTTCCGTCACAAGCATTGCAATGGGGCTCTGACATCATCAGCGGAATTGCAGACGGAATAAAAGGTGCTATATCAAAGGTTACCGATGCGGTAAGCGGCGTGGCAGATAAAATCAAGTCATTCCTGCATTTCTCTGTACCAGACGAAGGACCATTGACAGATTTTCAGTCCTGGATGCCTGACTTCATGGGAGGACTTGCAGAAGGCATTGGAGACAGCGAGGATACCCTGCTGGATAAGGTCAAAGGTGTTGCAAGCGGCATTTCCACACTTATGCAGGGGGCGACAGCAAATGTTTCCACCGCAGCGAGTGGAGCAGTAAGCAATACAAGCAATACAACGGTTACGCAGAACAATACATTTAACAATTCGTATTCCGGAAGTGATACACAGGCACAGAAGAATGTATCAAAAGGAATGAACAAATCGGCTCAGGATGCCACTACATATATGGCAAAAGGGCTGGCATATGCAAGGTAGGTGAAAAGGAATGGCAAGAAAACTACAGCCGGTCAGCGTGGCCGGAATTGAAGGGGATGCTCTTATCAGCGAGGATGTCAATTACTCTGCTGACATTCCTGAGTATCCTGTTGAAAAGGGCTACAATGTTTCAGATACCATTATTCTGAAGCCGGTGGAGCTTAGCATTACAATGTACATCAGCGACAGTCCTGCTACATGGAGATACCGCAAAGGTCACTCTCCATCAGCAGGCAGGACAAAGAAGATATGCAAAAAGTTGGAGGACCTGTATTTCAAGAGGAAACTGGTTAAGGTTGTAACAACTGACAAAATCTACACAAGCATGGGAATTACATCCATGACGATATCCCACAGTTCGGATATTGGATACGCAAGGCAGGTACAGATGTCTCTCAAAAAGGTGTATGTGACAAAGCGGAAAACAGTCTATATTCCAAGTTACATATTGCAAAGCGGGGACACAAAATCAAATGCCGGAACAGCCACTACATCTTCGAGCAGTTCCTCCAGCAGCAGTTCTTCCTCAAGTTCAAGCAGCTCATCTTCATCTTCGAGCAGCTCCAGTGGAAAAAAGAGTTCCATCCTTTATGGGGTTGCAAGCAGCATGGGATTTTTATAGGGAGGTGCCGGATGATATATATTACAGTACCAGATATGAATGATAGCGTATCTTCGATTACGATTGACGAAAAGCAGTACCTTATCCGATTCACATATAACGGAACGGGGGATTATTGGAGTTTTGGTATTTCTGATAATGACGATAATCCGATTGTCACAGCCACAAAGATTGTTCCGAATTTTCCGCTGACACATTTCTTTAATTTTACGGATTTGCCAAACGGAATATTTGGAGCACTGTCGGATGAGGAAAGAATAACCAGGGAAACCTTCAATGACGGAAAGGCAGAGTTTGTTTATATCCCATGGTCAGAGGTAACGGAGGATTAGAATATGGCACAGAAAAATTTTATCAGAAAATACCTGATGAAAGCCGGAGTGATGAAAAGAAAAGGATTCCAAATCGGACAGACTTCCGAAGGTAATCCTCATGCTCTGCATATTAGCTTCAGCATAGAAAAATCTACTTCTGAAACCTCAAATACAGCAAAGGTGCAGATATGGAATCTTTCGCCGGCGAATTTGAAAGTCCTCGATACGAAGGATTGTGTTGTGGAACTGCAGGCTGGGTACACAGACCAGATTGCCCTTATTCTTGTAGGAAACATAGTTACTGTTACAACATCAATGGATGGAGCAGACAGATTGACGGAGCTGGAGGTTGTAGATGGAAGGGTGGCACTTCGTGACACATATATTTCCGTTTCATTTTCCGGAAAAGTGAACAGCAAGGATGTGTTTGAGTATATTGCAGGAGCAATGGGAGTGTCGGTAGTCTATTCCAAGGGGTGCAAGTTCAAAACCCTGCCGAATGGATTTAGTTTTGTCGGTGCTGCCAAGAATGCTCTGAAAAAATTATGCAAAACCTGCGGCCTTTCGTGGTCTATTCAGAATTCGGTCTTACAGGTCAGAAAACCTAATGAACCTATTACAACTAGGGCGTACCTTTTAAGTGCCGATACGGGACTGTTAGACGTACCAAAGCGTATAACAATTTCTGCTGAGAGTGATGATTCCAGCGACAGTTCGAGCAGCACTACTTCTCAGATTGGGTATGAGGTCAGATATTTTCTGAATGGGGCAATCGGAGTGAATGATTATATCCGTTTGGAGAGTGATTCGGTCAGAGGATATTTCAGAGTGTACAAACTGAATATTGATGGAGATAATCTGGAGGGCGAGTGGACCTGTACCGCCCAACTGTTGGAGGTGAAGTGATGTTACAGGAATTTGTTGAACAGGTGGAAAAGGTTGCAAGGTCTGTTACGGAAGAAATGCACACTGCTATTCCGGGAAAGATTACAGCGTTCAACACTTCCACAGGGCAGGCAACAGTAAAGCCATACGGAACATATGTCACCGGAGCCGGAAAAAAGATGGCATATCCATCTATAACAGGAGTTCCGGTAATAATTCCACAATGCCAGTCAGCAAACATTCAGATAGCTTTTCCGATTAAAGCAGGGGATGATTGCTTGGTTATTGTGTCGGAGCAGGAATTGGATGCGTGGCTTGGAGGCGGCGAATCAGAAAATGATATGCGATTTGACTTGACAAGTGCGGTGGCAATTCCGGGACTTAGCAGTAAGAGTAGTGAAGCATTGAAAGAGGCTTGTTCCTCCGGGAATGTAATCATAAATAATTCTGGAACAAAGCTGGCTATATCAAAAACGAATGTTGAGGTTATAGGAAATCTCAATGTAAAAGGGAATATTACCTGCACAGGCAGTTATCCAAGATAGGAAGGAGGCGAGGATATGGATATTTTGCTTGATGAAAAAGGGGATTTGTGCTTTAAGGAAGCAGACATTGTCCTTGCCAATTCCATCCGGCAAAAAATAAAAATCCGATTAAAGTGGTTCTTTCAGGAATGGAGATGGGATGATGAAGCAGGACTTGATTATTTTGAATACATATTTGTAAAAAATCCAAACCTGGAACAGGCGAAGGAATTGATAGAGGAACAAATATTCGATGTCGATGAAGTAACGGAGGTTAATAACGTGTCCATAGAAATCGACAGTTTGAGCAGAAAGGCAGCAATCACATATGAGGCTGTCACAGACGAAGAAACTTTTAGAGATGAGGTGATTATCTATGGCTGATTATGGAGTGACAGATAACGGATTCGTCATAAAGAGGCTGGATGAAATCCTGGAGGAACTGCATACGGATTTGTCTGCAGAGTTTGGATTCAATACAAGACAGGATCCGCAGTCTTTTATAAATGTGCTTATCACAACTATTGGCGGCCAGTTATCGGAAGTATGGGAAACTTTGGAAAACAGCTATTATGCCAAGTACCCGTCAACAGCAGAGGGTGTCAATTTGGATAATGCTGTGCAGTATGGAGGAATCCGAAGAAGTCCAAACAAGTACAGTTATTATACCCTGCATTGTACCGGCGATGATGGAACAGTAGTAAGACAGGGAGCGACTGTGGCGACCAATACCGCACCACAGAGAAAGTTGGGTGCGGTAAGTGAGTTTGAGATTACAAGGGAAAGCTTCAACCGGGCATCTGTCCGAGTTGCGGCA